TAATCTGCTTGATATCGTCAGCAATAGTGAGCTTCTGAGATTCAAGGTCAACAAGACGATCAAACAATTCGCGTTGGGAAATACTCATATCTTTATTTTCTCCTCAATTAATTAAATACAATTTCTACGTTACTTACTTGGCCCTTCTCAATGTCTATCTGAAATCCAATACGTTCGTAGTCATCACAGTCAAGCTCTTTATCAACAAGAGCATCCATCTTCCCCAGAAGACCATACACTTTGCTGTCTGGCTTCATATAGCCAATGATACAAGCAAGAATGTAAGCTTCTTCATCTGTTAGGCTAATGGTTTTCATCTCATTTCTCCTGAGATAACCCGCCGTATTTCAGACGGGCTTTGTTTTAAGCTAATTTCTTCGGAATTAGATTAGAATGGGGCGTCTAGCTCATCTCCGAAAGGATCAACTTCTGGCTCTACATCTTTCTTAGCTTTCGACTTAGAAGTTTCCTTGGTTGCCTCTTCATAAGCTTTTTCTTGAGCTTCAGAAGGCTCGCGCTCAGGGATACCACCAAGGTCGGCAAGACCACCTTTCACACCACCAAGCTCATCAAAGCTTGAACTACCGCCAGTTGGCTTGTATTCGATCAGCTCATCAACACGGATAGCTTTCAGTTTGGCAAAAGTACCGAAGTCATTACTAACTTCATCAAACTGTGCAACACCTTTAGAACCATTAGCAACTTTAGTGGTGGCAGTGATATCAACATTACCTTCTTCGGTTGCAAGAAGAACACGAGGCTTAGCGTAGTCAGCAATCGGAGTACCATCTTTGTATTGTGCTGGCTTCTTCAGCTTGATTACATACAGTTCATCACCTTCAAAGGGTGGTGCAAACTTGTAAGCGCGTTCGAAATCATCACGATCCACCTCCTTAGCTTTCTGCTTCTGATATTTCTTGTTCCACTCTTTTGCTACAGCTTTCGGAACCACTACATCGACAGAGTATTCTTTCTCTGTTTTCGAGCCATATTTAAAATCGGCTTGGTCAACTTTGCAGTAGGCGAAAACGGCATCTTTAATAACTGGCATAACTATACATCTCCTCTTTGATTAAAATGATTTGTGACATTTTTGGAACGGAAGCCACACTCCGTTGAAGCTGTGTATTGTTTCAAACTTTTTTCTTTTCGTCAAGAGAATAATTGAATCATTTGCTCTTAAAATACATCGTAGAGCAGACGAACAGAAGAACTACAATCACCACTGGTGCCCACAAAGGAGCAGTGACAACAGCCCAGCTAATCGTAGCAATTCCTGCAAGCTTCAGTCCAAACATAATCAGAAACATCATCCCCAGAATAAACCACATCTGATACTCCCCCTTATCGTTGAAAACTGTCAAATGAAAGCTTAACAAGCTTAAATTTAGTGTGTCCGTGACGCTTTGCATAACGGAGCTGTTGGCGAGCCATTTCTCGCGTCTCACACAAAGCAATTACATTTCCTTTCTCATCTGTTGTAGCCCATGCTTTAATCTTTTCAATGTTCATTTAGATTTCCTCCACATTCTCGGTGATTGTTTTAGTTACAGATACCATCTCTTCTCTCCTCAGCCCTCAAGGCTTTCTGTTAATGTGTGTACATTGTGAAGCATGTTTTAGGGGTTGTCAAGGGAATTTTTAATTTCTTCTCTCGCAAACTCAAACAATTCCCAATTACTTCTCCCATTGAAGACACTAGAAATTGTAGTCCTCGGAAAACCAAGCTTAACAGCAATTTCGTTAACACCCAACCCCTGATGCTCAAGAAGAGCAATTTCACAAACTTGTCCTTTGGTGAGCTTCTTCGTGTCTGGTCGTTTCTTGGCGTTGATCCTACCAGCCTCAATACCATCGCGGGTATTTTCTTTCTGAGTTGTCCAATAAAGATTTTCCACTACGTTGTTTGACCTATCGTGATCCTTGTGACCCACTTGCGGCTTGTTCTCAGGATTCTCTAGAAAAGCAAGCGCTACAAGACGATGCACGTAACGAATGGCAACATTGCTTTTATCTTTACGTCGTAACCCATAGACCTTATAGCCGGCGCCATTATCAAAGAAATTAAGGTATTTGTCAAGCTCTAGATCATAAACTCTTCCTAGATTGCTCACGATATATCTATCCTGAACAACAGGATCACAAACGTATTTCCAAATTTCTTTACTTTCACACATTAGTAACTTCCTCGCTAACAGCATCAATCAGTTTTTGTGCCTCCTGAATGTAATAGTTGTAATCAACACCCCAATTAAAATCAGCAATATTGTTACACGTTTTCACAGTCCAGTCAGTGTCAATCCCCAAACGCCTCCACTCACCTCCCTCAACCAAAGGAGGCATAATCTTAATCAACTTCCCACCTTCTTTAGCAGGGTAATAACGGCAGATGTTTTGTTGCTCAACATCCTCATCGTCTATAACCATTACAAGCTTGGAGGATCGAGGAACCTTAGTGCGAAGCATGAAATCAAATTTATTTTCATGAAGACGAATAAATTCTTCAAAATCTTCACCATCAACCAAATGAGCTTTTACTGCCATTGGAATCACCATTGCTGAATGATTCTTGTGCCATCCGAGCTTGTCATAGTCCATGTATTCATAGGCTCCTTTCAGCTTCACCTTGCCTGACTGAGTTACACTGATGTAATTGTTAACATCTCGTATGAACATCTTGGCGTAAGTGTCACCTTCCATTTCAAGACCTGTTACACGCTCCCACCACTTCACCCATTTGTCAGCTTCTGGAATCATCTCGTTATCTACAACATACTCGAAACCATCAGTGTTACACATGATAATACGAGCATCGCAGTGATTAATAAGCTTCTCCATCAACATACACAAAGACAACTGGCCACCGATTGTAATTGACATTGTGTAAGCAGGGTCATAGAGGGGACTAAACTCGTTGTTGCTGTCCCCATACACCCCATTTAGGGCAAGTTTAAGTGCGGCGTTCGCTGCCGATCCCTTAGGTTGACGCTTACGTTCAACATACAAATCCTTGTATACCTTACAAAATGTTTCCCCTAGGTGTTGAGGATAAATTTTATTTGCAATTGCCATGTTGGGGTAGTAGCTCGAAACGTCGAGAGTTTGGATTGTTCGTTTTGCTGTGGTTCGGATGGTTCCTTGGATTGCTCCGTGAATACCACCAACACCGTAGTCATAACGAAATCCGTTAATCACCACGTTAAGAGTTTCAGCAACATTGTAGCACCAATAATAGCTCTTTGCCCCTTTTGGACTTTTCAACTCCTTCTCTTCAATCCAACCCATAGGTTGTTCTTTTTTCAAATCTTCGATCTGCTGCTCCGTAGGATAATAGGTTTTACTCCTTGCCCCCTTCCAATCATCAAAGCCATACTTAATACAATCGCTTTGACTTCCAATTTTCTTTTTCTTTACTACCATTTCTGCATACTTGGCAACATCACCAAGTTGGTGCTCAAGTAGATCACTGAACACGCCTTTAGTTTCTGTAATTACCTGACGCTTGAACCACTCATGGACAGCTCGGAATTCGGGTCGATCAAACTGAATATAAGGGAACAAACAGTCTTTAATTACGATCTTTTTCCGTTTGGTTTGATTGATCTTTCTTCCATATTTACCAGTTGTATAACAGCAACCCGGACTCTCTTTTTCAAGAGTGCGAATGAACAACTCTTTACCAATCTTAGTGTCGTTAAAGTTTGTGCAGTCAAACCCAAATTGTTCGGATAGCTCAGCACGCAGTTTCAGAGCGTCATACGAATACCAGTAGAACTTCAACGTCTCCATCACATCATGCTTGTTATATTTCAAAAGCGTTTCTTTCTCTTGATTCGAAAGAGGTTTCCCTACAGGAAAAGGTAGGTCTTCGATATTATTAGAGCGCATGTTGAATTCAAGCATCTTCAAACTCGTTGCCCGAGCTTTGTTATCAAAATGGTGAACCTTGAAAAGATCAACCTGCGGAATAATTACTTCCGACTCTTTGATAGTGTTGCCGAACTTCTCATCTTTCTGACTATTAATCAAACCCATCGCAACATCATAAATCTCCTTTGCGTCAATACTCAGAACAGACTTGTCAGCAAAAGCAAGCCGGGCCTTCTGCAAAATATGATGCAGAACAGGGTAGTCAAAACCAATGTTATTAAAACCAACCAAACGATGACCATTACCTTTCACCTTACGGAGAAAATCAAGCATCTCATTCAGCTCGCTTTTACGATCACTAATTTCAAACGTGCGAACACCTTGTCCGTTCGCATAGACAGCACAGAAAGTGAAAGTATTCGGATATGTTTCCAAGTCAAAAATCCAGTCACCCTTGAAGAATTTCTTTTCCAAATCTACCTCCTTAATTGAAACGGAGGATTTTACTCCTCCTTATTTCAAAAATCAACAGGTTGCTGTGTTTCGTTGCTGATATCAACAGCAAGTGATGGCTCCAATTCGATATATGGGTCAGAAGTTGCATACATGTGTGTGGTGTGTGCATCGTAGCGCAACCATCCAGCATCACCCGTGTTACCCGTGCGACGACACTTAACCAACTGAAGCTTTGTTGCCGACCGCTTAACGGGGTCTGGATTCATTTTATCTCGACTAATCAGGATTGTATTAAACGCAATCTGGTTCAGCGACGAGGAACCCATGAGCTGGTATTCCGTTACAGCGTGAGGGTTCTCTTCAGAAGGCTTTTTCATGTGACTTACCGCAATCACACAAGTATCCGTTTCCTTAGCGAACTTTAACAATGTGTCCATAAATTCAATAATGGCACCGTTGTCACTACTGTTCACACCAGCCTGTACAGGGTCGATGATAATAACATCGCAATTTTCAGCCTTCGCCAAATAACTCAGTTTATCAAAAATCTCATCCGTTGAGATACTACCTTGGTGGTCAACATAAACAAACTGATCTTTCTTTGCAAGATTTTCAAAGAAGCGATTTTTCAACCCCTCCAAATCAATAGTTGCACGATCAGCAGTCCGAAGGTTTACACCAGCGTCAAGTGACAACAGATCGCGCACAACTTCTCGTTTGGTTCCCTCAAGATACATGGCACCAACTTTGAATCGAGTGTTCTCGATCAGATGGTACACCACATTGTTAATAATTGTGGATTTCCCGATACTTGTTAAGGCACCTATGATCGTGATTTCACCCTTCTCCATACCCCCGTTCATCATCTCATTCAGGTGTGACCATGAAGAAGGAAGCGGGATTTTTACGTTGTTATCCTCGCTTTCAAAATCTTCCCACATCTGACTAAGATGTAGTACATCAACACGACTGAATGGGACGGCTTTCCAGAATACTTGCTTAAGCTCAGCAACACGATTTGTCCGAAGCATATCAGAGGCATCTTTTACACCTGCTGGAAACTTCGCAATGTAAGCCTTACCGGGACTCAGTAGCCGAGCCGCTTCTTCAACATATTGCTGTGCTGAATCATCATTATCAAAAGCAAGAATAACTTTCTCGAAAGAATTTACATACTCAAAATTTGCCTTGAGTTGCTTGATAATGCTACCGTCACCACAAGTAACGCTAACACAAGGCGTCCAGTATTGCGTCTTTTCTCCGTTTTTCTCTGTCTCAGAATATAGAGCTTGAGCAAAACTCATAGCATCTTCTTCACCTGTCGTAATGACAAGGTACTTTTGACCAGCTTCAAAAACAGATTGACCAAACAACTCATTTGTTGCTTTTGTGCTGCCGATTCCAACGAAGGATTTAGGTATAACCCTTTTCTTAAATCCTACAATCTTACCATCAACTGTGGATGGATAATAACGGGCAATAGCCTCATCTTCGCCTTGAATTTCAGTATGTACACCATATTTTCGAGATGTAATTCGGGTGATACCTCGCTCCTTCCATCCCCGAAAAGCAATCTTCTCGATCTCTGTAAAATCTACGACTTCTTGCACTTTGCTCCTTACTCCTTCTTTAAACTTCACCCCAGCCTCTTCAACTTTGTCTGGACTGAAATACGCATTGCATGAAAAACAGAAACTATCAATAACTGCTTCTCCATCTATTTCTTTTCGGTAGACAGCCATCCCATCAGAGGAAGTGCAACCGATACACGACGTGTGATACAGCAGATCACCGTCAACAGCTTGCTGTTTACTCACCCCCACCCCCTATCAATATTAATCTCGATCAATCTCACAGGCATTCCAGCCCTCACTATACCCCACATCATACCCTTCTTCATTAGCCTGCTCAGCAATTCTCTCAGCCTCAGCTTCAGAAATCATCCCATGAAAGATATGTTCAAGGAAATCGCTCATATGACATCCTCCACGCCCTAAAGGACGGGGATTCCCTCTACAGGACGGCCATGCCCGACCGCAAGAATGTTCTTGGCCGCGTTTACATCACGGTCGTGAGTGACACCACACTCACTGCAAGTCCACTCTCTTATTCGCAAACCTGTTCTACCCTTTGGGCTGCTGCCGGAAATACAACCGCAGCACGAGCAGGTCTGGGTGGTGTATGCCTCGTTAACTTCCTTAAAAACAATGCCTGCGCTATCGCATTTGTATTCCAGCATTGTTTTCAGCATAGCCCAGCCAGCGTCCAACACTGACTTGGCCATCTTGGTTTTAACGAGTTTGCTACTACTAACATTACCAACATAGATTTCACCCGCACGGTTTACCAGTTGACGGCTGAACTTGTGCAATGCGTCTTTTCGACGATTAGCTATCTTGGCGTGAATGTTTCTGACACGTTTTTTCTTTCTTGCGCGTTGTGCAACAGCCAGATTCGATTCCATATCGCGGTAGAACCGACCAGCCTCTAGCTTGGTTCCGTCAGAGCAGGTGGCGGTATCTTTCAGACCAAGGTCGATACCGATCTTGTCTTGACCGACTGGCATGTCCGCCTCAACTTCTACCGCGACATTGAAATACCAGCGACCACGGGCGTCCTCATTAAACGACGCGGAGCGAAACTTGTAGTTGGAAAGCCCGTAGCTGTCCCAGACCTTGAAGTAGTGTCCGTTGTAGTACACCTGCCCGTTTTTCCACTTCGCCATGCCGGTATTGATTGGAACCCATCCTAACGAGCGGCGAGCACCTCCGGTTTTACGCCAGTTTAGCCGCGCCTTCTTGAACTGCTTACGACGGGTGGCGTACTCAGCACACACTTTCTGAACCGTGTGACTGTGCAGTCCCAGCTCTTTGTGAGCCCCTTTTGTGTAGGGATGCATATCGTAGGCAGACAAAAACACACCACGCTCTTTAATAGAGCGGTGACTAAGTTCGTTCACGTAGTTCCAGACAAAGTTGACTGAACGCGCCATTTGGTTCAGCAGCGGTTGATGCTTGTCTCGGACACGGACTTTCAAGGTCTTGATGTGTTTCATACGTTGTCTCCTAGCCTACACGGCTTTCTCTGTTAATGTGTTTGCCATTCAATGCACGGACCTTTCTTAGATTCTTCCATTCCAGCGTAGAGCAGGAAGAATACACCCATTGCACACCAAAACACAAAGCCAACCATTGCAATTTTGTTATCATACAGTGATTGCGTCAGCAAGAAAAAGAATACCACCAAATACCCAACAACAATCAACGTAATCAAGAAGGCTTCAAACATAAATCATTCCTCACCAAGAAGTGTCATAGTATTCTTTGAGGGTATTGTAGTCACTCATCAACTCAGCGTCAACCTTCCCGTAAAGAACCGAATAATTGTGACATGTGTCCCGGAACACTCGGCCATCGATATCATCATATTCGTGTGCAAGCTCAAAGATTTCATCATAGATTTCCTGATCCTCTGGTGTCTCTACAGGGAAGGAGGAGATTGCATCTTGTACACGACCATAACCATCATTCCAATCGTTGCGTGTGTCTTCCATTGCTCGTGCAAGCTTGAAATATTTACACTTACTGTCGAGAATGTCAAGTATATCAGCCCAATCACTATCTTCTGTCAAACCATACTTCACCTGCAAGCGAGCTTTAGCCAACACCTCTTTCTTAGCTTTCTCTTCTTTTGCTTTCTCAGCCTCAACAGAACGAATCTTACCCTTTAAGTCATTTGCAATACGCTCAAAGGTTTCAGGGTAAGAATTCAAATCACGAAGCTTCATCTCGTAACCATCAGAAGTCTTAATGTTTCGTTGCAAATCGCCAATGTAGCCTGCTGTGTGACGTGTTTCTGTTTTGTTTCGGCTACGGCTCGATTTGTATTCGTAAGTGCTGTAACCAGAAGGAATCTTCAAAGTGTCCCGCATCAACAATGACACTTTCTCGTGAATCTTAAGGTTGTTTTCGATAGCTGGGATGTTCGTTTCATGTGCATCTTTCAGCTTTTGAATATCATCTGTAAGAACAGAAAGAGCCTTTTCTAGAAGCTTATCCACTTCATCAATAGTGTTAGGTTCACGAGTAGACGACCAATAACCACCTTCAATCTTCCACCCATGAGCAACAGCCCATTTACTGCTCTCAGCTCGCGGAAGATCATTAATCTTCATAGGGGATGGAAAAGCATCATCAGCCTTTTTCTTAAGCACTTCCACTTGAGCCTTCAAAGCATCAAAGGCTTTATCAACGCCATTAACCCACGTATTCATCTCTATTCCTCCATGTATTCGATTTGTTCCACCATCTTAACAACAAACGGACGAGAAAACAAATAGCCTATAGCTCCTTTCTCATCCTCTGAAATACACACCGCAACCTGTGTCCCTCCGCTCTTCAAATACATATCAATCTCACGAATAAGAGAGGATTTTGATTTATGGAATGTCTGTTGCATTATTTGTTCTCCTTAATAGGAACGATATACTTGCTTTATCTCTTCTACAAGACGTTGATTCTGCTCCTCAAGCTCTTTGATTCGTTCCTTAAGGATTGTCTCTCCCATGCTAGGAAGCAGAGCAACAGCCAGTTGCTTCATATCCATCCGCCAGCCCCGTACACTCACCAGATGCTCCGCACCATATGTATCACTTACAGTGAACGATTGTTCATTCACTCGTGTAATTTTCCCTTGAAGAATATTCTCAACACAACCAGCAACACGATATGAGATATTGCATTCCGTGTCAGTCTCTATATGCGGAAGATAATCGGTGTAGAGGTTTGACATAATGTCTTCAAGCACATTACCAGCTTTTTGCTTAAGCTCCTCAAGGGCGTCTTGTAGAATCTTTTCTTTTGTGTTCACTTCACCACCTCCAATTTAATAGCTGCCTTCTTTTCAGTAGAATCATCTTCATTATAAAACGATTCCTGTCTCATAGCAATTTCCGCTTCAATAATATCTTTGAATGTAAAGAGGCCATACAAAGAAATATTCTTCAGATGCTCTGCTACAGGGAGCCATAGGGACATATCGTCATTCATTATTCCACTCCACACGAAAGTTATATTTGTCAACAAGGTATTCCGCCAACTCACGAACGTTCAATCTGCCCATCTGGTTGCAAATCGCTTCTTCAACATCTATAATAGCTTTCTCTCGCCCCTGCGCTGCAATTTCCTCGTCTGAATACCAGTGGCGGAACTCCCCAACCTCCCCTGTCCACCAATCTCCGTCACACTGGATAATGGCAGAATACTGACCTCTGTACTCGACGTGGGCAAGGATAACACCCTCAACCGCCACGTCAACACCCGTGAAGATGCACTTTGTACTCACAGGAGGAAGTTCACCATTTTCATACCACGAATTGTCTTGAGCTTTTGGGGTATCTTTCACAAGCTTAAACTCCTCTGAGTAGTCGTTGAGCGCTGAAACCTCGACGCTATCCTTAGTGATCCAGTAAGCTCCAAGGGAGCCGTCTTTTACAACATTTAGGATAGAGCCTTTTGGGACGGATGGTTCGTAGGATACTACCACCAACTCCACCTCATCCCCAATCTTAAACTTAGTCATTCTTCTTCCTCCTACATTAGTTGATGACGAGCAAGAAGCTCGTCTGTGTATCCATTCTTACGACTTTCCTTCTTCTTGTCAAGCTTAATTTTAGGCTTGTTGAAGGAGAATGTGTGTTTCTTGACAATGTTACGTTGTTTCATTCTTCAACAGCCTCTAGTAAGGTTTTTAGCGTGTCTTTGGCTTTCTCAAGCTTCTCTTTTGCTTGTAGGTACGCTTGCTCTTTCGTTTTGAATGTGGCAGTCAAATCTTTTACAGCTTTCCTTGCCTTCATCATCTTAATCTGAAACGGTTGAATATCTTCGAGCCATTTGTTGTGCGCATTTACAAGAAATTGGGCATCTTTGCTCGACAACTTACTTCCGTAGTCGTTGCTCCAGCAAACATTACCCGGAGAATTCTCAATCCAGCCCCAAGAATTACCTGATGTGGTAGTATGCCGATTTGTGCAGCTTCTCCACACGTACTCATTGTGTGGAATGATGGTGTTGCCAAGCTTCACGTATTCATCTGTCACTTCAATCATGTGCATTTCCTAGCCTCTGCGGCTTTCTGTTGTCGATGGGTATATTCTACACCAACATCTCAGAAAGCATAATTGTAAATTTCTATCGAGAATGCAGAGGGTGATAGAGGAAATTATAGGATGTGGTGTGTTGACATTTAGGGGAGGAGGGTGGAGAATTGGTGGTAGAGAAGAAAAAGTATGGGACCGAAAATCTCCCTATATAGGATCAAAAATCCTATACGTATGGGATCAGAAGTCTCTTTATCAAGATAGAGTAATAAGATAGAAAGAACAAAAACGAATAAATAATGAAAGCATCGTGCAAGCACGACAGGTCGTAGACCAAATGAAAGCTTGTGTATCTGGCTTTTATCTTTTATTATTTTGGTGTGCAAAGAGCGTAAGCGAAGAAAAGAAATACGAAAGGTATAGGATCGTAAGTCCCATACTGTAACCCCAAAGGAGATAGCTTTTATGACAAACCTAATTGTACCTCGTGACCTTCTGCGTTGGATCGATGAGAATCGTGGAAGCCTGAGTCGTCAGAGCTACATTATAAAATGCCTTTTTAAACTCAAGGAGGTCAGTGAGATGAAATAGATTTCTATCAGAAACTGGAAAGCAATAAATTACTTAAATAACTGAGGACTTAACTATGAAAGAGGAAACATTTTACAAAATACCAAAATCTCTGATGAAAGCAACTGGATACTACAGCTTAGAGAATGGTGAGCCTGTTGTCCTTACAATAGCAGCGAAGCTTGTTTACACCTACATGCTGGACAGGCTTGTATTTTTCGTAGATAAACAGAAGGGACAACATTTCGAATCACAGCAAACAATTGCTGATGCTTGTGGTTTGGAGTATAAGGTGGTGGGTAAAATACTGCGTCAATTTATGGATAACGGGGTTGTTTTTGGTAAGAAGCTGCGTCCGAATGGCAGAGGTCAGTGGCGTTGGCATTACACTAAAATCGAAACTAGTCTTGACTTCTGGCAAGGGCCCCCACAAAATCCTGTCAAGATTGGAAAAGATTTCGTTGAACACAAAGCTACCATTCCAACACAAACAAAGAAAAATCTTGACAACTCACCATCTTGGATGGATGATGAGGAAGGGTTACCATTTTGACTACTAGAAAAACTGAGGAGAATTTTATGATTAAAGCAGGTGGAAAGAATTTCAAAACAAAATCATCGTTGACAAATTACTGTAAATTTGTTTTGAATAATGCAGAGGTTGACAGTATTCTCCGTGGAGAGTGGTCAGATGTACTAAAAGACGTTCTCCGTATGCACGAAGATTTTATGCAGAAAACACTTGGGCAGCCTTTTGAAATTGGTGTAAGGCAGTGTCATGTTAATTGGCGAAATCGGCAGTTTTACGTTTTGCGGGAGGATGGTAGCGATACTGACTTCAGCTACCGTATTGCGATCAGCTCCAAGGACAAACTATCTCACCTGAAAGCAACACTACGGGATGCAATTAATGAGCAGACGATTGCTTATAAAAATAAATACTTTGATGAAAATGCAGATCGTCAAGGCTATGTAAAGTGCCCTGAGACGGGTCTTAAAATTAAGAAGAAAGATTGTCATATAGACCATTTTCCAATTCAGTTTGATGAAATTATTAAGAATTGGGCAGAGCTTAACAACCTGTCAAGTGAGAATATTGTTCTTGTTCCACCACCCGATAACGGTACAGTTTGGTTTATGCAGGATACCGAACTTTTGCAGAGCTTTAAAGACTATCATGAAGCTATGGCCACCTACCGTATAGTCTTGAATAAGGTGAATCTACAAAGGAAGAAATCTGTTCGCGCCCAGTTCTAAGTAAATTGAAGCTTACGGTTGCAGATTTGGTATTGACACGTTGGTGCCAGTGACTGTAAGCTTCAAACAGGACGGGACAGTGTATAAGAACCACATTTTAGCGGGCAGTCCGTGCCAAGGTTTTAGTTTCGCAGGCAATGAACTTAACTTTAATGACCCTCGATCTAAACTATTCTTTGAGTTTGTCCGCATTAAATCCGAGATTGAGGGCCATCAAGGTGATGTTGACTTCTTGCTTGAGAACGTAAAAATGCGTTCCGAGTTTGAAGATGTCATAACGCACTATCTTAAAACTTGGCCTGTTAAGATTAATTCAAAAGCCTTTGTAGCTCAAAATCGAGAGCGTTATTACTGGTCTTCCCTGCTACAAACAAATGTTTATGGTGAGAAAGATATAAAAGATTTTGAACACTCTCCAAAGATTGCGGACATTTTGGAAGATAAAGATTATAAGGGGGTGTGGACTTGGCCTCGAGGGTATAACAAAGGTGGCACACGTCTTGTCGATAAAATGCCTTGCATTACTACAAGTAGCTGGCAGCACAATTTCCTAGTTGAAAAGGAAAACGGAGAGCGTAGAAAGTTTACACCAATCGAGTGTGAAAGGGCACAGGGTTTGCCGGATAATTACACTGCCGGAGTATCAGACAATCAGCGATATAGGGTATTGGGAAATGGTTGGACAGTTCCTGTCATTGAGAAAATCTTATCAGCTTTATGTGGCGATTAAAAATTCCAATTATACACAAGCAAATGTCAAGTCTATACTAATACCCATAAACAAAGCGGAGTTGCGAAATGAAAACCATGTCTCAGATTGAAAAACTTGACGCCGAGTGGCTGACCAACGAACAAAAGGGTATGTGCGATTATTGGCTAAATAAAGGCGCGGGAGTTTATGCGGAAGGCCCGTATATGTGCAGCTTTCACAAGAAAGAATACGGCTACATATGGGTAGATACAGGAAAAAAGTTGCTTAAACTTGATGGTCGTGGGTATGATGTTAAGATGCAGTGTGAGACACACCCCAAAATTGTGTAATTTTTCAGGAGAATATCTATGCTAGGCTATAACCAACACTTGTCGGCAGCTTGGAACGTATACAAAAATCTACAATACGTTTCTAAAGCCATCGACGCTTATGACTTGGGCTATTGGCGAGCGTGGGCAACAGCTCAGCTCTCCTATGACGCTAGAGATATGTTCAAAGATGAAGAAAAAGCCAAGAAAGCTGTTGACAAGGGATTAATCCTGATTCACAATGTCAGCACACAAAGAGAAAAGCAGCTTAAACAAGCGAAAATGTATTGAGGAGAAAGAAATGTCAAAGCGTTACGACTATGAGCTGGCACAGCGGATGATTCAGATGAAATCTGATGTTCTCTCAGAGGCTCTTATGGGTATGGAAGAAGATTGGTTCTGGACTGCTAAAACAGTGTACGAAGATGGGAAGTTTACAATCGACCTTAGCGAGGAGCCAGAAATTGAAGGGGTCTCTAGCTCTTATTGGGCAAATCCTGTTATGCTTCTGAAATACAAAGATGGTCGGGAGGAGTTTGTTGACTGCTACAATGGTGAGTCTGACGGTGAACGTCCTGCTTGGTTTGATCTTGGTGTAATGTCCAGCCCTTGTCAGGAATGGGTTGAGTCTGTAAAACGTACTAAAGTTCAATAAGAAAAACACAACACACAACAAAGAGCTTTTAAGGAATTATAGAAATGAAAATCCGTATGAATGCACAAGAGCAGCACAACGAATACAGCAACAGCAAGCAGAAAGAGCGTAAGGAGCATAAAAACTTCCGTGAGCTTCGCAAGAATCGTAATAACCGCTGGAAATCGGCTGACTAAGATTGATAGATTCTTTTATAAGCTCCTTGGTTGACTCTTCGGAGCTTTTCTTTTATTCTAGGCACATCAAAGCAATTTAGCTGTAAGAGGAAAAGGAAAATGATTAGCATCCCAAGGGGTTACGGATTCAGGTCTGGCGTTGGTGCTACGTGTGAAGATGGGGCACAAGAAGACTGGACGGGCACATCACCTAATGGTAGGCAGTATCGTTCTGCTATCACTAGACAAGTGACTGACTTGCAAGGGTCAGACTACTGGTCTATGCGCAAAGAATTGCCGAACAAGCTTTCTGTAGCAGGTGAGCTTCCGACCGATAAAGTCTGGACAAAAGACGGAAAGCCGAACATTAAAGCTTTTAGTGATGAAGCTTTGGGTCTTAATCAAAAGAAAACGCCAGCTAAGAAAAGTATCCCAATCGCACATCAAATTGTTCCACAAGAAAAGACACTGGATCGCCTGGACAAACAAGAGGCTGAGCTTTACAAAGCTTTTGAGAATGAAGAGATAAGCGAAGAAGAGTTTAAACAGCTTATCTTCGCTTTGGAACAAAAGAGGCAAAGAGCATGGAAATCTCGTTGTAAAGCTCTCGGGGTTGATCCTGACGTAGAAGAAGATGAAGAAATGCTGCCAGAATGGCAAGATAAACCAGAGATAGTAGGGGAAAACAACGTAGAAAAACGAGATTGGTGGGAAGGTGGAAACGTTTTCATCCTTACGCACAACAAGCTAAAAGACATAGTGAAATCAGTAGTAAATAAGAAAATATCTGTTGACAAAGAAAAGCTCAGGCCTTATATTGGGGGAGTTGTCCTAAGCTTTATAACGTTTGTAATTTTGTTTTGAGGAGAGAAATTATGGCCTATAAGATCATGGTGGTTTGGTATAAGAGCCAGCGCGCTATGGAAGAAGGCAAGCCATTCCGCACAGTAGAAAGCGGC